CCCGCTTTGCTGAACGCATCACCGTGGGAAACACAGAACGAATTGCTTGAGGCAATGATTAGCATTGACGAAGGCAACCCGCCAAAGTGGATACCGCAAAATGAGCCAATGGAGCTGGGCGATTTTTTTGAGCCGCTCATATTGCAGAAGGCCGTTGATAGGCTCGGCCTGACCAATGCCGAGCTAGACATTACCGTGCCATATCAGCACGACCACCTGCCGCTGGCGGCCAGCCTAGACGGCACCGCTGTTGGCAAAGGCTCAGTGGTCGCTAACTGGGATAAGGGTATCTATGTGCCTCAAGGCGGGGTGATTGACATTGAGGGCATCGGCGTCCTTGAAGCCAAACTAACGTCAGCCCGGCCAGAGGAAATACCAGCACCGCATCGAGGCCCATTGCAATTGCAGGCGCAGTTAATGTGTACCGGCTACAAATGGGGCTGCGTCGCCGTGCTGTATCAAAGCACGACTTTACGTCTGTTTGTCTATCAGGCTGATGAGGTCGTGCAGCGCCGCATCCGCGAGGCGGTTATTGATTTTGAAAATCGCCGAAAAAATATGGACAAATACCCGGTCGTGTCACCCGCTGATGGGGTGGCGGCATATGGCAAGGTCGATGCAGACGCACCGCCCATCGAACTAGAAGGCGACGACGCAATGTGGGTTGACCATTTGATGACGGCCAAGGCCAACAAGGCGATGGCCGAGCGTGAGATCGAAATAGCTACTTCAGCTATTATGGACAAGATGGGCAGCCACGACACAGCCTTTGCGTCAGTTGGCAATCGCCGGGTGCAAGTTAAGTGGCCTACCCGCAAGATGCGGGCGCAGCCTGAGAAGGTCGTGCCAGCAAAGCCTGAGACTGTCATGCGCCAGAAAACCCTAACGCTAAAGGAGATCGACTGATGGCTAAACAAAATGGCCCAAGGCGCAAGGAAAGCTCGTGGAAGCCGGTTGTGGACGCGGTGGCTGCTTACCACCGCCACAACGGCTACGGCCCGACAGTGAGCGAAATAGCCTATGTTGTGGGGCGATCAAGAACAGCCGTCAGATTTCAGTTAGACAAGCTGATCGAGGATGGCATCATAACGCACACGCCCGGCAAGATCAGAACGATCAGGGTGGTTGAGTAAAGGGGCGAAAGCCCCTTTATTTTTTACCGAAAAATTTAGCCGCAGATCGTGTTGCAAAACTGGCTGAGACAATAACGCCAAGAGTGTACTGGTAATATTCCGGCATAGCTTCTAAAGCCGCAAAGCCCTCAGATACTATGTGCCTACCCCAGTCACCACAAAACGCGAGGATCAGCGGGATGCTAAACAAAATTGTTAGCCACTCGTCCTTCCAAGAATTTGCAGAGGCATCAGCCATCTTCAAGTCCCAGTCGATTTCGCCGGTAGCCTTTTTTTCCATTATGGTGGCCTCTGCCTTAGCCTTGGCTACCTTTGCGCCTGTCTCGGCCTTAGCGGTCTCCACGCGGCCTTCTAGCCACGTTCCTGCGAGGCTGGAGATTGGGCCTAATAGTGCTTGTATCATTTCTTTGTCTCCGAGTTTAGAAACACGGCCAGCGATCCTGTCATTGCACCAGTGACCACGCTAATCAGGCTGGCCTGTTGTGTCGATAGGTCTGGCTGGGATAGCGCCCACTCGATGCAACGCACATAAACTACCGTCATCGTAAAGATCATCAGGCGCGGGATGATCTTGTATTCTAACAGCGCCTTAGCCATCAGCCAGCGCTCTCATTCGTTTGACCAAACGCTCCGAGCGATTGGGCAGTTGACGCGCCCACTTGCTGTCGAGCATCTCTAACGCAGCCCCAGCCCAGTCACGCGCATCAACACAACGCTTCATGCCTTTAAAAAGTTTCATCGTGGGCAAGCCCATATTAAACATCATGTTGGCAATGATGCGCTGTGCCTCTTCGGGCAAGTCGCTGAAATCCTCATAGAGCCGGTGACAATCCTCGCGCACGATAGCGATGTCCAGATCAAATAGCTGCTTCATCCGGCGCTCAGTAATCGTGTAGCCCTCTGGCTTGCCGTGTTCTGTGTCGCCCTCAATGATGCGATGGCCTACGCCAACAGTTAGGTGATTTTCTGTGCAGCGGTATATATCGAGGCGCATACCCTCATCAGAGATTAGCTCATCTCGTAGCTTTTCGATATCCATTACCGCCTCATTTCCAGAACGTGATCAACCGCTTTAGCCCAGCTATCAATCTCCGCTTCAAGTGTAAAGCGCGTCGGGGACACGCGCATAGATCGTTGGCAGATTGGGTGCGACATGAACAAGCACCGGCGGGCATTGGGGGAAACAAGGCACAGAACATCGTAATCACTCGGCTTTGGTAAATGTTTTGTTTTGCAACCGTGACCCAATTGGAAATGGTGACGCGGAGATCGACCATCTTGATTACCCAATAAAGACGCAGTCTTTGCCTGCACTCTGATAAAGTCATGCGTTCCATTCCAAGCCACCAAATCCACTCGATCTTGCTGCGCCATAGAGACGCGCCAGCCGAGGCCTAATATTGCGGCAGCGGCGATGTATTCGCCAATCAGCCCGGTTGTTGTTTCGCTCATGTAAGGCCGATAGCTTTCGCCGTTGACACCATTATTGTTACAAACAAACCTACCACAACTAGCACCAACAAGAAAATAGCCAGACCTATCTTTAAGTTTTCAATGGCCTCATCATGCGCGATGGCCGCAGCCTTGGCCGCCGCAAGGCGAGCCTCTTTCTGCTCGCGCAAAGCCTGATTGTGGTGGTTGATAATCTCTTGCCACGTCGACGGCTGATCCGCTGGTTTAGGCCAGCGCATATTGATCATCGTTGCGATCTGCTGCATCTCTTCGTTGAGCCGCTTCGCCTCAAGCACTGCGTCGATACTGCCCTTAAAGCTAACATCACCAACCCCGGCTTGCTTGTTTCGTTCCTCGTTCAGTTTCTTTTGCGCCGAGAACAATGTGCCAATCTGCTCACCAAGATCAGCCACAGATTGCACATCATTAACCCGCGCCTTGATAAAAGCAATGGCATTTGAGGCGGCGGTTACTGCCGCTATGGCTGTAGTAATAGGCTCCATTAGGACAACATTCCTTTCCGCAGCGGCAGGCACTTGTAAGATTTGGCGATTAGGTCGCCGGGCAGTTCGCCAATGCCCTGTGCCATCTCATGTACGCGCTCAACGCAAGCCTCATAGCTAGGCCAAGGGCCGCGAAAGTCATGTAGCTCAATGCAATTTTGTGGAGCGCTTAAAGAGCAGGCCAATACAATAGCCTTAAACATCGTCCTGTCGACCAGTCAACCGCTTCACGGTCTCGGTCTCCCAGATACGAAGAAGCCACCAACACAACGCAACCAACGCAGTAATTTCAGGCAACGCCTCAAAGAACGCGCCTATCGTAATACCGCCGAAAGCTAGGTCAGCCGTTGTCTTGGTTTCTTCGCTCATTTAAGCCTCGTATGCTTGACCAGCAGCAATAGCCGCATTAGCCGCAGTCATATCCTCTGTAGTCCAGAAGTCCTTAGCAACCATAATCTCAAGATGTTCAACATTCCTGTCCACACAGTCCTGCTTATCTGCGGCATCATCGTCTGCCATAGCCTCGCCAGCAATAATCGCATTGATGAGGTCAACGCTGTGACCCATTGCATCATAATGCTGTGCGATTTGTTCTGCTGTTAGTTCGTCCATTAGTTTGTCTCCAGTGCTTGTACTTTAGCTTCCAATGTTTCAATCCTGTCCATTGCTTCTTGCAGGGCTTTTGTTAAATGCGCCACAATACCAGTGGTGTTTATAGCTTTTCCACCATTTCCTTCAATTCCATTTTCTGCGTCAGGCGCAGCATAATCATCTCCAATAACATCATTAGGCAAAAGAACTTCAACTTCTTGTGCAATAAAGCCAGACCTTGTGCCACGACCCTCTTGTTTCCAATCAAAAGTAACAGGGCGAAGTTGGCTGACCGTATCCCAAGCAGATGGAATAGTCTGGATGTTTTCCTTTAATGCAACATCAGAGGTGTCATTAAAATCCCCTGACGTAACACCATCTGTCATTGTAAACTGGGTATAAAAAGCAGTGTCTGCACTATTTGGAGTTAAAAACTTCATTCCTCTGCGGAACAAAGTCTCACTGCCATTGCCAGAAAAACCGCCGGTTGTGTTACCGACAGGGTCATACCCAATAGAAACCGAATGGTTGCCGGATGTTTGACCCAGCATTAAAACAGTATAACCGCCGCTATACCCGAAATTAGTTGCGCTAAAATCCAATCTAGGCTGTCCAACACCGGCATAATAACGGTGAATATCATTTGTACTAGCCCCACCAGCAATACGAATTAAGGGGAAACCATCGCCATCCGACAGCACAACATTGTTGCTGGATGTACGGATGTCTAGACCGTTAGCGTTGCCACCGTAGCGGCCTATGATGGTGTTGTTGTTGCCTGTGGTCATTAGCTGGCCCGCTTGGCGACCAAGGTATGTATTGCTTTCACCTGTGGTGTTTGACTGGCCCGCTTCTGAACCAAAGAAAGCGTTACGTTGACCCGTGCTGTAATATCCAGCCTGATAACCCACTGCCGTGCTGTTGCTAGCGGTGGTGTTGGAGTAGAGGGCCGCATATCCAAAAGAAACATTGTTAGAACCGGTTGTGTTTGTTCTTAAAGATGCCGCACCAAAAGATGAATTATAATTGCCTGTGGTGTTTAAGTATTGTGAACGATAGCCAAAGGCAGCATTTGGAGTGCCAGTAGTGTTTGCGTAGCCTGCCTGATACCCAACAGCCGTGTTTTCGCTGGCGGTGGTGTTGTTGAGTAAAGAAAGATAACCAATAGCAGTATTATTAGAGCCTGTGGTGTTTGTTTGCAGTGCGTCCATACCTAAGACCGTATTATACGACCCTGTTGTTGTATTAGACATTGTGGCACGACCAACGGCTGTATTTGCAGTGCCAGAAGTAATATTAAGTCCCGCAGACCAACCAACAGCCGTGTTGTTGCTTGCTGTAGTATTAGCACTCAACGCACTTGAACCAACAGCCGTGTTCTGGTTCCCCGACAAGCTACCATCATCAAGCGCAGCATCACCCAACGCCACGTTGCCTGTACCAGTAGGATAATTCCCATCCAGCTTGATTGTGCCGCCGTCTACATCAAGGGTCTTATGCTGGTCTGCAAGTTCTCTTGCTCTAGTCATTTACTATTCCCCTTCAGCCGGAGTTTCTTCAGACGGAGCCATCGCAGCAGCTTGTGCCGCTAGATGTGCTGCATAGGCATCTTTCACAGCCTGTGTATGTACCGCTGCACAGATAGCTTGCACCTCTGTGCTTTCATTAGCTAGGTCAGTAGCCGAAATGTCAGGTGCTACAACGTGCCTGTGAAAGCTACGGCTAATTTCAACGCCATCACGCTTGATGACTGTTGCGGTGCGTACTTGGACGTGCTTGTAGTCGCCTACAATCTCGATTTTGTCTTGTACTATTTCTTCTGTTAGTGCCATTTTTATCTCCTATGGATGGACTGTCCGACCTGATGTCCAATCAGGTTATGCTACTCTTAGTACACCTGTTCCGCTAAATTCTAAAACTCCGCCTGAAACGTTAGTTGTTGCATTTACACCATAAAGGTGCAGTGCGTTTGCTGAATTAACTTGCCATCTATACATTGGGTCAGTGTTGGCTCTATTTGATTGAATATACACATACCCTGCTGGAATAAATTGAAGACCCTCACCACTTCCATATTTCAAAGTAAATGGTATCCCTTGTATTGTATATTCAGTACTGCCACTAGTTGTTAAGCCAGAATTATTATACCAATAAAAAGCCACATAGACTAAATTACCAATCTTTATATAATATCCAGACCTATTCTGAACGGCTAATGCGCTTCCATTTTTATAGACATTGACCGTCCAAGTCCCCTCCTCATAGTCATCCAGAGCATTAGCCGCAGCGGTGTCGCCGTTGAATGTGAGGCCGCCTGACGCTAAAATACGCATACGTTCTGCGCCAGACGATGTACCAGTGAAAATAGCCATATCGCCATTGCTTTGTGTTGCAATAGTTCCTTGCCCTACCGTGCTTGCACCATTTAGCACTTGGAAGTAAATGCCGGAACCAGCCGCAGCATTAGCTGTATTTCTAACATTGACGCGAGTTGCGGCGGTGCCGTCTTCTACTGCAAGCCTAAACGAAGGGGTTTGGCTACCAATGCCCACGTTGCCGATGGAGTTTATGGTCATCTGACGGGTTAAGCCACCAGCAGCCGCTTGTGTATAAAACCCCAAACCAGTGTCGTTGTTTGTGCCTCCAAAAGCCTCAAACCCAATGGCAGATTCTGCACTACCATTATTTGACAGGCCTACAATCCGTGTTCCAAAACCGCTTGTTTGTGCGCCAGTAACATTATCTGATAAAACAAAAGCGTTAGTGTTAGCCCCAGAGGTTCTTGTTACATCAGCCGTCACAGTGCCAGTGACATCCACGCCTGTGGCGGTGGTGGCAAACTTGGCTGCGTTGTCGTAGTAAAGCCGAACAGCACCATCGGTAAGAAACTCACCCATAAACTCTGTTGCGCCTTTTTGCAAAAACACACCAGCACCATCTGATGAAAGTTTTAAATTACCAGCACCTACATCAGAAACCCAAGATGAACCACCATCGTGATAAATCTGCAAGTCCTGAGAAGCACCTAGCTGTATCTTCTCATTGTCACCTAATGACAAGGCAGTAGCAGCAGTAAACGTGCCGTAGGCTACAATATCAACAACATCGCTTGTTGTAGCAGCAGTAGCAAGAGTTACGTCTGTACCGTTAGTAGCTGTAAAATCACTGGTAACAGTCAGCTTTGCACCATTCAAATAAACATCCACATACCCAGCATCATAAGTTGCAGGGAATACTGTGGTGCTTCCTGTGTATGTGCCAGATGCTGTGCCTACCACATAGTTGTAGCGATTAGATGTACCATTTACTGATGAACCGGCGTTCACAAAACCGCCAGAACCGTACACCTTCATAACGTCATTAGTTGTATCAAACCATAAATCGCC